AAACGCTGGAAGAATGGGTATTCCACTCCCGCAAGCTTTAACAAATGTAGTCGAGATTTTGGGCGGTAAACAAAAACAAGAAGAGAAAAAAGGAGAGGTTCAATAATGGAAATTAGAAAAAAATTAGTTGACTCAAGTAAATATGGTACAAAGTGTCCGTATACAATGAATCCAGAATTTATCACAGTTCACAATACGTATAATGATGCACCAGCTGAGAATGAAATTGCTTATATGATACGAAACAATAATCAGGTGTCATTCCATATTGCAGTAGACGATAAGGAAGCTGTACAAGGCTTGCCTTTAGAACGAAATGCATGGGCTTGTGGAGATGGGAATGGTTCAGGTAACCGAAAATCGATTAGTGTGGAAATCTGTTATTCTTTAAGCGGTGGAGATAGATATTATAAAGCGGAAAATAATGCGGCAATCATTGTTGCACAACTCATGAAACAATACAATATTCCTCTTAGCAAAGTCCGTACACATCAATCTTGGAGCGGAAAGTACTGTCCTCATCGTATGTTAGCAGAAGGACGTTGGGGGTCTTTTATTGAAAGGGTGCAAAACGCATATAACGGCGGTGGGAATACAGCTCCATCCACACAACCTGCCAACAATGGTGTAGGGGTCGTTACCATAACAGCGGATGTATTACGCGTTCGTACAGGACCAGGAACGAATTATAGTATTGTGAAGAATGTGTACCGAGGGGAGCGCTATCAATCTTGGGGCATTCAAAATGGCTGGTACAACGTTGGTGGAAATCAATGGGTATCTGGGGAGTATGTGAGGTTTGAGGGATAGTTAATTTTACTGATTAAAAATTATGTGTATATGAAGTAATAAGAAGTGCTCCTGACCAGGGCGCACTTCTATAAAAAGGAGGAAAATCCAATGACAATTCATTCTATGTATAATAAGACGTAAATATACAAAAAAGAACATTCCTGATTGGATGGGAGGAATGTTCTTGTGTGGTTTCTCTTGAACCATTTTATATATATGCAGCAGAATCCTGTTATATGACTTCAGAAATAGAAAAAGCACTCCAGGGTGGTGAGGCCGGAATGCTTTTTCTGTATATAGGAAGGTATCATGCTAGGAACAATTTAATATATGCTTTTAAATTGCGTAATGTTCCATCAAAATAAAAAGGCACCTTCCCCAGCTGAAGGTGCCTCATGTGGTGATTCTCTAGATGTATAAATAGTATATCCAATATGAGTGAAGGATAGAACTTATTATTGACCGATAAATGTGTATGTTAAATATACTTTTACAAAAGAATAATTTTATGAAAAACAATAAGGGAAACCAGAGCGCTCTTGAGGAGTGCTCTGGTTACATAGGATGCTTATTATAAAAGAGGAACGTGTTAATTTTATTTTATGTAGTAAAATGTTAAAATATGAGAAAAAGCACTCCAAAGTGGTGAAGTCTGGAATGCTTTTTCTATAGATTGGCATGTTGTATGACATAGCCGGAGCAATTTAATATATGTACGGATTGTTTCAAATATGAATAAAATATAAAAGGCACCTTCCCCAGTTGAAGGTGCCTCACATATGGTAATTCTCTAGATGTTACTTACAGTATATCCAATAGTAAGGAAGGATAGAACTTATTATTGACTGATAATTGTATATGTTTTATATTTTATATAAGTTCTCTAATCTATTGCACAATGAAAAATCCGTCTCCTTTTGGAGGCGGATTTTCTGTGTTTTGTAAGGAATTATATTTTCTTATTAATTCTTTCAAATAAGTCATCTACCTTACAGTCTAATATATCAGCAAGTTGAAATGCTTTTTCAATCGTGGGAAATGAACGACCTTGTATATAATTACTCACTTGACTAGGAGTAACTTTTAATTGTTGAGCTATCCATCTCCCTTTTAATCCTTTTTTTGTACTAATTCTCCTATATTACTTTTCAATTCAATCATTAGCATCACCTATAAATATATTCACTAAAAATAAGAATTACCTGTTAAATATAATTTTTATAAAAGTTAAATTAAATTAATACTGACAAGCAATAATCCTACTTCTAGTTCATATACCTATATTACTTCCATACGGAAGCCCACGAAGAATTCTATTTGGAATTCCGTATGGTACTGTAGATATCAAGAGAGGAGAGGATTACATGCGTTCTCATTATAGTTATCTCAATGTAACGCCGTATTTATATTCATCAAAAGAATTACGTCACATGTATAACGAGTCAAGATCTAGAAAAGAGACGGAATCTATTCTTACTCACATGAGGAACCATGAAGTATTTGATAACAAAGAGTACAAAGGATATTTCAGCTTATCACAAGTCATTGAAGAAGATTTATATGGAGAAGAGGAGGATATATTGAATTGGCAAGATTTAATGGAGCGGTATCAGATTGTAGCTACTAAATCGGGGATTAAATTTCGTGAAAAGAAGAACTGACCGAGGAGGAATGGTTATGACACTTGCAGGAGAAGCGGTAATTATTTGGACAGCAACAGGTTTGTCTGTAATCGCGATGAGTGTAACTGAAAAATGGGGAAGAGTGTTCCACATTGGCTTCCACGTATAACCTTGTATACGACGCTTACGGGCTCGTTCTTATATCTTCTACGTTATATTCTCGTTATGTTTCTATGAAGGAATACGATGTGGAAGAGAGGGACAATAGACCTCACAAGCAAAATGCTCGTCCTGTCTTCTTCCAACAAAGTGCAACGATATCCTTATAGGATATTTAAAGGGGAAATGTTTATGCTGGAATTACTATTGGTCCCAACGACAGCTTTAACTATTGCATTCGTAAGTAATCGGTTTAAAAGTAAAATAGATGATAAAAGAAGATACAAGTGTTTTTTGAAGTGTCAGGAATTGCAATTAAAAAGATGATAGGATTCATTATCCAACATTTAAGAAGCGAACTCATGATGATCGAAGTACAACATATGTGTATGAGTTGCCTGTTGGTATGCCGAGTAAAATTATTCGAAAAGTTGAAGATGTTGTAAGTGAAGGGTTAAATAAACCTGTTCGAATTCAGTATGACAATTATAAATTGAACATACGTGTATTCGATCAAGAAATACCGAAGAAATGGGAATGGTCAACAAATTTAATTCAAGCTGGAAAATGGCTTGTGCCAATGGGGCAAAGTTTAGAACAATTGGTTTATCATGATTTTGATAAAACACCACATATGACATTAGGTGGTTTAACTCGTATGGGAAAGACTGTATTCCTAAAGAATGTGATGACATCTCTTATTACTGCACAAGCAAACAATACGCACTTGTTTATTATTGATTTAAAAGGAGGATTAGAATTCGGACCATACCAAAACATAAAGCAGGTTAATTCTATTGCAGAAAAGCCATTGGAAGCTTTTCAGGTATTAAGCGCGATTCTAAAAAGATGGAAGAAAAATGCTTTTATGAAAGAACACCATTATACCAATGTGGTAGAAACAAATATAAGAGAACGCTACTTTATTATCGTGGATGAAGGGGCAGAACTTTGTCCTGATAAAAGTATGAATAGGGAACAACAAAAGTTATTAGGAGCTTGTCAACAGATGCTTTCTCACATAGCGCGAATAGGTGGAGCATTAGGATTTCGATTGATTTTTTGCACACAATATCCTACTGGCGATACTTTACCACGTCAAGTGAAACAAAACAGTGATGCAAAATTAGGATTTCGGTTACCAACTCAAACAGCTTCTCAAGTTGTCATCGATGAAACTGGTCTTGAATCGATTGAAAATATACCAGGGCGTGCGCTTTTTAAAACAGATCGATTAACAGAGATTCAAGTCCCTTATATCTCAAATGAACAGATGTGGAACGTATTAAAACAATACGAGGTGAAAAAGGATGCATATGCAGACACATATCAAAATGAATCGTCAGATGATGATTTTGACCTCGATTAGAAAGTTGAAATTCGCTACCAGAAGACATTTGATGGCCATTCACGATATGGGAGGAATACGGAATGCAAATCGGATTCTAAAAGATTTAACCCCGTATGTGAACAGTACCGTTTATAAAAAGAGCATGTATATTATCTCAATAAACAAGGACGTGCTCTATTCGATGATACAGAAAAGGTTGTGCCTACCATTCGATTAGCACACAGCCTCATGAGAAACGAAGCGTGGCTATATCTGTTTTGTCCTGAAGATTGGCAAATAGAAGCCCCTATACGTTATAAAGTACATGACAATAAGAAAACGATTATTCCAGACGTAAAATACCGTGATAGTGACGGGATTCTAAATGCAGTCGAGATAGATCGTACACAAATGATGAATGTGAACAGTGAAAAATGAATAAATATGGTGAATTCACGGTGTATTATAAAACAAATATAATGGGAAAGTCCCTATTATTCACTTTTTACACTCACACCATACAGGCAAAAACGATAGAACAATTTGCTGTGCAGCAAGGTGTATATGCAAAGGTATATGTGGTACCCGAAGTGTAAAAGAGAGCATCATATACAAAATTCGGGGTCAAAATAATATTTATCCATCAAGTTATTTACAATCCCGTTGAAATAAGCAAACTTACCCTTTTTCATAGTGACTTCATTTTTTACTTTCATCGCAAATTCTTTTATAGCTTGTACACCAATTCGTAGTTCTTGTTCTTTATCAAAAGCAGTTTGTCCTGTTGTATGATTCACTATACGATTACATTGTTTCACTACTCTCCAAAATTCTTGAATGGTTTTCGCTTTTGGATAATAAGCAGAGGCAAGAGAAGCAAAACGTTCTGGAACCCAATGCGCAATAAAATTCGTTTGTTTTATATTCTCTTCTGGCATCGAATTATTGTGTATACTATTACGTTTACTTATATTTTTATTCTTTTGTTTTAAAGAATTAGTAGTTGTTTTCTTGGTGTGACAAATTTCAACGTTTTTATCAGGGAATGGTGTGACAATTTGTTTTTCTACAATAATTGGTTGAATGACAATGATATTACTCGTTTGTCTCATGTCACTCTTACGTTTCATTTCTAGTTGTTTGATAATCCCTAGAGACTCTAAGTGTAGGCATGCACGAATAACTGTTCTACGACTAATAAGAAGTGCTTCAGCAATCTTCTTTTTGATTTAAAAGAAACGCCAAAGTATTTACAAGAATGGCTGTGTAAATGGTTGAGTACAGCCAATTGATTTTTATTTAATTGATCAGCAAATTGCTCTTTATATGCGCGTACAGTGTCATTTAGTTCTTTGAGATTTCGGAAAGATTTTAAATTTTCATACGTTTCTGCACTAGCAAAAATGGTAATTGTCTGTTTCTTTTTCATAAGGGCTCGTCTCCTCTGAAAATAAAAAAGCAACAGTATGCCACAAAATGTAAGCAAACTGTTGCGGAAGAACCCTTACGTACGGTAAAATGAAGTACATAAAGAGTTACAGCAAATGTTTGCCTAGTGTGATTAGGCGGACGGTTAATAAAGTGGTGGTACACTTTATTAACACGCTGTGCTCTTTTATTTTTATTAGTTTAATTTTGAATTTTTGCGGTAACAAATTGGTCATAAATAACCAGAAACATGTTGCTATTTATAAATTTAGATATAGTACGGAATTGCGTAATATAGCCGTTTTATGCAGTTTTTAGAAAATAAGGTTTTGTAAGTTATTTATGACGGGATTAAACACGATATCATATATACCAAGGGTTTTAGAGTCCTTGGTGACACTTTGGTAACTTTTTTGCTAAATCGTCTTCTATAAAGGCGAGTGCTTCTGCTTGTTTTGATGGATATAAGTGACTATAAGTATTCAAAGTTGTTGCTACATCAGAATGACCTAGTCGTTGTGCTACTACAAGTGGACTTACACCTTTATTAATTAAATAAGATGCATGCGAATGTCTAAATTCATGAAGTAAAATTTTTTCACTCCAGCAGTAGCCACATATTTTTGTATCGTTCATCTAGTGTGGAGGTAGCAATACTATTATAAAACTCGCCGAAAACAACATAATCATTTTTACTGGTGCTGTTAATGTAGCATTTTCTTTTAATTTCTTCAATAAATTAATAATAAGTGTAGGCAATAAGATAATTCTATTTGATGATTTTGTCTTTGGTTTTGTAACTTGACGATTGTATTCAGTTTTGTTAATGTTAATTGTTTTCCTGCAAAATCAACATCCGCCCATGTTAAAGCTAATAATTCTCCTTTTCTAGCTCCGCTATAATAAAGTGTCGAAAAAAATGCATTATAAAGTAGATCATCTACAGTATTAATAAATCTTTGAAATTCATCGAATTCCCAATAATTCATTCGTTTGTTTGATTCTAATTCAAAGTTTCCTGCAATACGTGCTGGATTGCTAGTCAATCCATAGAATTTTATTGCGAAATTAAATATAGCGGATAGTATAGTATGAATTTGCTTTAGAGTATCAGCGGAGTAGTTATTTAAGAGTTTATTTTGATAGTTCATTACATGTTTTGCGGTAATGGTATCAATTTTCATTTTACCAAATTCTTTTAGTAAATGATTATAAATTGCATTTTTATGGCGTTAATCGAAGATTGTTTTCTCCTCTGGCAATACCAATCAAAATAACTATCAGCAACTTGAGCAAATGTTAAGTTCGAGTTTGTTTCTTTTTCAACTAACATTTTAGCTTCTGCTTCACGTGCTTCTTTTTTGTTTTAAACCCACGACGCTTTACTTGTTTTTGAGTACCATCAAACTGACGGACTCTGACTACGAAGAAATATGTTCCTCGTTCTTTATCTTTGTAGACCACCATAGAAAATCCTCCTGTATATATAAAGGTTGATAATTCAATTTATTGATTAAATTATAGCTTGTTTGTTACCAAAAGAAAAGGCGCTCAACATAAAATGAGCGTCTTTCTTTAACTTTAGTCATTTAAGTTGTATTAACATATTAACAACTTAGAAATGTTTAAAAAGTAAAGAGCTGAAGTAGTATTAGTGAGGAGTTCGGTTAGGGGCTCTAATCAAAATAGTACCTTAGTAAAGGTGAAATAATAGTTATATACTAATGTTTGATACATATTGAGAAATACCGACATTTGTGTTTTTTATTAAAATTAATTTTCTAATTGGTTGGGCATAATTATTGAAAATTGGCTGGATTCTATATTAATTTTAATGGAATATAATAAATAATAAACCAATACTTGTTACAAATATAGAATATGTAAAACTGCATTCAAATATTTGTAACCTTTTTCAATGAAGTTATATTGAGAAATAAATTTAAGGGTGGAATAGAATGTTAGTTCGTGCTAAAATCGGCATTGTATACAGTATATGGATTTCTGTTAATTAAATAGACAGAATAGTCATAAAAATAAATTAAGTAAAAACATAAAACTCGCAGAGCATGTGTAAGAGGTACTCACGCCAAAGCCTCTCACATCGTTCATCCTACTAACTTAGGATAAATACTTGCATCATACGAGTTCTTCGTTAGTGTAGCACACACCTAGTAATTTTAGAATGTGTCCTGAGTTGAGAAAATTAAGGTTGGGGATTTTTATGTTACTGGATGGAGGGAAAATTACTTTGAAGCCGCTACATGTTGAAATTTGCGATTTAATTGACAATAGTCCAGAGCTAACGTATGCAAGTGTTGCTGAGGCTATTGGAGTAAGTCCCCAATATATGTCTAAGTTTAAAAAATGGGACTATTAGTTTTTGCAGTCTCTTGAAACTGTCTCAAATATTAACGTTGCCTGGTGAAAACTACAAAACTACCATGCGTGACTTTTGCTTAAAAGTTGATACAACAGAACTAATCAAACAAAGTTTTGAGTATGCTTCAATTATTAGGGATATTGAATTGCTAAAGCTTTTGATAGAAAATATCGGAAAGATAAAGGAAGTATTCAGGAGTTTGTGGATGTTTATGAAATATTGTATCGATATATGCTAAGGCAAATTGATGGGGAATCACTGATTAAAGAAATAAATAGCTTACGTCAACCTACAGATTGTTGTCTGCGAATATTAATTTGCATAATGAAATGCTATGGTTATTATTTTGTAAAGATTTTCCGATGATGATTGGGATTGGTAAAGAAGTAGAGCAGAGGCTCAAACAGTTAAGCGGTGGACGTAAGGATTTTATCCAACATTGCTATTTTTATAAGGTTTACGAGGTATTAGCTCCTGTACATCTACGTTCAAATAACAGAGAAATGGCAAGAAAATATGCTTCTACTATTAAAAATACCAACGTTGGTATTAAAGCTGTTTCGGATGCAACTTATATAATTGGCATGTCTTATTTACTTGAAGATAAGCAGAAATGTTTATCAATGCTAAAAGAAAGCTATGATTTATCTAAAGGGATTAATGATCAGGGATACGAGAATGAGGCATTTTATAATTTGAAAATGGCAGAAATTTATTATGCTGCGGAAACAGACGGAGCGGCTAATGTATTGAATGACGTTGACAAATATGCTCAGGTTTTCTATCAGAAAGAAAATGAAGACTTTATTGTGCTATTTAAGGCAATGCGAGATACGTCTAATGAAAGCTTACATAAATGCCTTCAGCAATTCTTCACTCAAGGTAATTACTTTTTTCCAGTTTAAGCGCAAAAGAATTATATAAGCGTGGGGAAGATTCTGCTATAATTAAGTGGATGATGGATTATAAACAAGAGGTGGGAGGTAATGAATTTGAAGAAGAAAATATTGATATTTTCAGTGATGTTGACTTTAATGATAATGCCATTTGTCTCTAATAAGGGATTAGAAGAAAAGGGCTTGGATAAATACGTTAATTATATGGATGTTAGACCAGGCGGTTAATTTAAAAGGAACTACTTAATGAGTTTTAATTAAGTAGTTCCTTTTTTATTTGTCAATATATTTTGCTAAAAAAAGTAATTTGTTTTTTGGTTAGTTTGGAGATTTCTATCAAAATTAATAATAAAATTATAGAAAAGGGGCTAATTTATAATGGTTGAAAAGATAATTATCTATGGAGGAGATTAGATAATATGAACACGATAAATGTTGAAAGGGTTCAAAACGAACGGGAAAATCTGGAAGGTAAAATAAAAAGATGTTAATACTGGAGCAGATTTTTAGTGAGGATGAAGAGTTTATACATATGGTCAATAAAATCAAAACCATGATTAAAAATCATTAATCATGGTTATTTTTCGTGTATTTTAATTAGGTCATCAATTAATTTTATAATATTTTGTTTGGTTTCTTGTGGCATATTGTCGAGACGTTTCATGAGATGAGCAGTTTCCGAATTGATTTTTTCTGTTTCAAGTGACAGGTCGGTTTGCATACCCAGTAAATAGTCGACAGAAACGCCTAAGACAGTAGCTATTTTATAAGTGTTCTCTCGTGAAGGGCTCTTTCTATTGGTTTCGTATAAGGAAATCGCAGACCTATTTACATTTAAAGCTTCCGCTAGTTCTTTTTGAGATATGTTCTTTTTCATACGAATAGACTTTATACGCTCTCCTAACGTCACCATTACTAACACCCTCCGGTTAACTGAATTAAACTTTTCTACTGTTTATAATAACTAAAAAAGTATGACAAAGCAATGTTTTTTAAAGAACAAGACATAAAAAGATAAAAAGGGTTTACAAAGAAATTATATTTATTGTATGATGTTAACACAGGTAACAAACGGAGGGTGAAAATGAAAAATTTAATGGTAAGAAACTGTCTTTATTAAGAAAGAATAAGGGGTTTTCGCAGAGGGAATTGGCTCAATTATTAAACTGTAGTCATTCTTTAGTTAATTTAATGGAAAACGGAAAAATTCAACCAACAACATCAAAATTATTAGGAATTTCGGAAGTTTTTAAAATCCCAATGGATGATTTATTCATCGATTTTTTTAATTTATATGTTAACAGTGTTAACTTTACGGTGGATTTTGATTGAAAATTAATTTGATTAGAAAAGGAATGATAATCATGCACAAAAACTTATTTATCGCTCGAAAAGAGCAACGCATGACGCAAGAGAAGGCGGCAGATTTGATTCACATTTCACCGAGAACATATTTTGCTAAGGAACACGGTAAGAGTGATTTCACCCTAAAAGAAGCTCAGAAACTAGCAAAATACTTCAAAACAACAGTGGACGAGCTGTTTTCAAAATAAACAGAAAAATGGGGAGCACTTATGAAAAAGGTAAAAGACCAACCAAGAAAGAGAAGATACATATCAATTCTTACAGTTTAAATTCTGATAATTGGCTGATTTATAAGAAAGTGGATGGACAACTACATTTGGTACATCGTCATACGAACTCAATACGAGTCATTCCAAGTGCATAGGGTAGACAAGCAATATTAAAAATGAGGAGGGTTTTATATGAATCAATTAACAGCAGCAAACGAACTGGTATTTGAAAGTAACGGTGAGGTAGTAACAGATAGTTTGACAATTGCTGAGATGTTTGGAAAAGAACATGACAAGGTTCTTCGCGACATTCGCACTCAAATGAATTATGCAGGTAAAGAATTCTCACTCGCCAATTTTGGAGAGTCAACTTACACAAATGAACGTGGTCGAAAATATCCAAAGTACAATTTAACAGAAGAAGGATTTGCATTAGTTGTTTTCGGCTATAACACGAAAGAAGCAGTACAAACAAAATTCGATTTATACAAGAATTTAAACGTATGAAGGAATACATCAAAAATCAGCAACATGTGCCTACAGATCCCATGAGTATCTTAAAACTTACTTTCGAAGCACTAGAAGGGCAAAAACAAGAACTCCAGCACATCAAATCAGATGTCAAAGACTTACGAGAGAATGCTCCGTTATTCGCTGTAGAATGCGATGAAATATCAAATGCAGTCAAGCGTCATGGCGTTGCGCTATTAGGTGGTAAACAGTCTAATGCATACCAGCATGCTGGAATTAGAGGCCAAGTCTACCGCGATATCTATAAGCAGCTGTACCGTGAATTTGGAGTAACAACCCATAAAGCAATTAAACGTGGTCATTTAGAACTCGCAACAAAGATTATTGGAGAATATACGTTACCTATTGTGCTGAGTGAGAAAATTAATGTAGTAAACTCTCAAATTAAGTTCTCTGAGATGTAAAAAAATTAGAAGGAGGAAATAGCCATGATGGAAGAAAGTGTTTTTCAGTATGTCTTACGGGATTTCTGATCTGTGGGCTTCTACTTGTTGTTTATGCACTAGATAAACCAATTAAAGAATTTACAAAAGATGTGGAATGAATTTGAGGGGAGAAAGCGCTATGACGGTCTCAATTTTAAAGAAAGATATACAGAAAAACAAATACTAGATGAATTCTTGCAGCATTGTGAAAAGAAACAGATAGAGGCGATTCAAAAGAATGATCCATTGTTACTTTGTACTTGGATTAAAGAAGCCCGATTGGCTCGACGGGAGCTTATAGCGCTATACCGTGAGAAAGAAAAATATGATAACCAACTTGAACGGGATCGTAAAAGTATTCTAGGGATTGTGGAACATTTAAAAATAGAGGTATCAATGCTTCAGTTGTGGAGAGGGTGCATTGTAATACGCCTCCGGGAAGTGTGAGTTGAATGTGGAAATGGAACAAAATGGTTTTGCAAATTCCATTGTATATACCGAGATGGTTAATTGATTTTTACTTAATTAAAAGCATGACCACAAAAAATGCGATTTTTGTCATCATGCTATTGAAATAAAGGTTAATTATTGTCGATATTGCGGGACTCTTAATAGAAAATAGATTTTTAACAAGAAAAGGAGAATGCAAAATGAAGAATAATCAAGAGAATCAAACAACAGCCCCTGCGGTAACAGAGGCTGAGGTGAAAAAATGATGAATAGCCATACAAGAGAAATATGGAATTTACCACATGGAGGAAGGGTTTCTGTTTCTTGGCAGTTGGACAACTTAACTGCAGAAGAACATCATAAATACAAGCAGTGTGTTGATATGGCTATAGCCCGGATGATAGTCCAGTTAGAGCTTGGATAATCCATTGCCCTAAGGGATTTGATAACCATGGATGTTGTGCAAGAACATCTCCGAATCTACTCAACATCCCTTTTTCAAGAGGAGTGTTTTGCTCCAAATGATTTTGTAACAAGGCTATTAATTCTTGAATTTCAGGGTTATCAGCTTCCCCTTTTGAAGCGACGAGTTCTTTTAACGATTCAAAATTGATAGTAGTTTGGTTGATTGATGCATGTTGTTGATTACCCAGAATAGAGTTAGTAGCTTGTTGAATGTTAAAAACGGTTGATCCAGATGGATTCATGGTATTACTTTTTTCTTTCATTTCGAAATAAACACGACCAGCATGTGCAGGGATTATCTCGTGTAGGCTACCTTCTGCATATTGACCGTAGATATATTCTTTTTGAAAGAGATTTCCAAGTGCATCTTTAACTGAAGTCAGGGGTTCAGTTGAAAACGCATCAATAATTTCAGTTGAAGCTAATGAGTGACGACTATTTAAAATAATGTATTTTAATACTTTTTCAGATAATGAATCTAACATAAGTTACACCTCCTTCCAGTCTTATGAATTCGACAAAAAGGAGAAAAACCTACAAAAATCACTGATCTAAATTAAGAAAGGATGGTAAAAGAAAATGACAGCAGAAGAATTATTTAAAGAAAAGGAATATTTAGTAATTGCAGCAATCAAACAACGATTTGGAAGTATCACAAGAGCGAGACAAATTGCAGAAATGAACAATATGGAGTTGGATGATTTAATGCAAGTTGGTCGTATGCACTTATGGGCTTGTTGTGTGAAACATGATGCAGAGAGAGCGGAAACCTTCAATGCATATGTTATGAAAGGTATGAAATGGGCAATGAGTGATGAGCTGCATATGAAAGGAATGCCTTTTAAGGTAAGTAGAAAAGTGAGCCATGAGGAAAGGAATGAAATCAATATTCATTCGATTGATTGGCATCGAGATGAGGAATCAGTAAATGAATTTTATGCAGTTTCTCCTATAAATGTGGAAGAAGAAGCGTTGTTATCAGTTGAATTTGAAGAAATGACGAGTGTGCTGGAAGAAAAAGAGAAATTAATCATTCTGCATGTGGGTGAGGGATACACCGAAAGAGAAATTGCAGTGAAACTTGGGATGGGTAAATCCACAGTGAATACAAAGAAAAATGAAGCGTTTTTAAAAATTAACCCTGATTATAAACGGTTAAATGTAAGAACATTTTTCTTGGGCACAAGAAGAAACATGAGAAACCGCCAGTTGGGGCTGACGGTTTAATAAAAACATATGTGTTGTCCATTATAACACATATTGCGCACGAGATGCAAAAAAAGACCTGTTATAGCAGGTCAAAAGTCAGGGTATTTCGTGAAAGAATACAACTTATTCATCATTCTAACAGGAAAAAATGAAAAATAAAAGGTTGAAAATAAAATATTCGATCTTTAAGTTGAGAAATATCAAATACCCTGGCAGTAAAGATATATTGAAAAAATGTTAGATAGAGAAGGGTGACGGGGATGAATACCAATGTAATACAAGTCGCAAGAATAAACCTTCAAGGTAATACTTTAGACCAAGGTTGGTTTAAGTACCTTACTTTAGAAAACGGCAAGCCATATATGGTTGCGATTACAATACTTAGCGAAATTTTTTATTGGTATAAACCAACTGAAATAAAGGATGAAAGAACGAATGAGATTCAGTATAAACAAAAATTTAAAGCTGACAAACTGCAAAAAAGTTATCAACAATTGGCTGATTCATTTGGTTTTACCAAAAGACAAGTACAAGAAGCATGCAAATACTTAGTGAAAAGAGAATTAATCGCGATTGAATTTCGTACGATTATAGTTAACGGATCGAGGCATAACAACGTTATGTATGTGGAACCAATTGTGAAGAACATCGAAAAAATTTCTATTTTATATCAAGACCCTATCACATCAGAAAGTGACACCCTCCCACATTCTAATGGGAAAGACTCCCACATTAAAAAGGAGGAGGCTCCCACATTGAAACGTGGGACAAATACAAAGATTACTACAGAGAATACTACAGAGATTACTACAAATAAAAAGACTTCTTGTCACAAGTTTGAAACTTGCGACATGGAGCATGCCAAATTGTTATTCCAGTTAATTTTAGAAACTAACCCAGAACATAAAGAACCGAACTTCGAGAAGTGGGCCAATGAATTTCGCTTAATTCGCGAAAGAGACAAGAAAACAAATCAACAAATTGTTTATCTCTTGGAATGGTCCCAGAATCATTCCTTTTGGAAAAAGAATATATTGTCACCTGGTAAGTTGAGAAAGCAATGGGACAGGCTAGTGATTGAAGCCAAAGAAGAACACGAGGTGAAGAAAAATGAGCAGATTCGCAAGCATAGCGGAAGTCATGGCAGATTTGCAAAAGAGGGCTATGAAAAATTACCAGAACCAACAAGAAAGTGGAGAGAGCTTACAGACAAGGAACGAGAGGAATCACAACAAGAATATGAAAATAACATTGAATGGCTCGGAGAAGACGCTTAATGATACCTGTCCGTTATGCAGTGGAACGGGAATGATTTTAAATGGATGGACAGGTAGAATGTGTGATTGTCAAAAGAAACAATCTGAAATAGCAAGGTTGAAAAATGCAATGATACCAGAAGAATTTGAAGAAGCACGTTTTAAAAATTATATTCTTCATACCGATATGCAAAAGAAAATGTTTAATAGCATGATGGAATACTTAAAAAAATTTAATGAAATCAGAGATACGAAGCGCAATAGCTTTGGATATATCGCTACTTTTGGCGAAGCTAGATTAAAAGCGTTATCCATTAATGAACGGGTTGAAAAAATGAAACTTCACAACAATTATGGATTAGGTAAAACACACCTACAAATAGCAGCTGCTAAATGGATCATACAAAATGTTCAAACTGTAAATAAAGACATTGTAAATGCACAACCGAGAGGATGCAGAGTAGTTTGTATAAGCGATGTCACTTTTATGACAGAGATTATGTCAGCAAAGCGTGATGATAAAAAGGAGTACTTTGAAAAGCTCCATACAGTCGTAGAGTATGCGGATGTGCTGGTTTGGGATGATTTAGGTAAGAGTAAACATACGGATTCACGTGAAGAAATGTATTACGAAATCATTAATGAGCGATATAAGCGTAAAGCACCCATCATTTTCAGTTCGAATGAAGATGAATATACCTTACCTGAAAAAATCGGCTTTGCAGCTGCTGATAGATTGCTAGGGATGGCAAATGATTATTTGATTGAAGTTGAGGGAGAAAGTTATAGACGGTAAAAGAGAGAAATGAATCATTTTGCGGGAATGGAGTTGAGTGTATGGAACAATTAAGCTTTGAAGATATCGTAGGAAACATGGACTATACAGCACATAGTACGGCTGCGAAGTTCCTCTCTAATCATTCAGTAATACCAACTTATGCAGTAGAATTTTTTGATCGGGATAAAAAGCAGAAGTTACGTTGGTTTGAAGTCAATACAGAGGGTGAAGCAAAAGAAAAGGCAGAAGAAACATACGGGAGAATTCAAATCATTAAAGTATATGTGTCCAATCGAACGTTGAAAGAAATTATGGAGCTGGACTAAGGGCATTTTCATCCAGAGAGCACATGCATTTCCTAAAATGGACAAGCCAATGCAAAGGAGAACAGGCATAGATGAAAAGAGAAATAGACATGAAAACAAACGGCATCTACATTGTGGTGGATGGAAAAATCAACTTTGAAGAACCCCCAAAGAGCGGCTACGGACAGCAAGTCTTATATTGGGTAAAGGGAAAAGTGTCTCATACACAAACAACGATTACGAAGAAGTTTAAATAAAACGAGGTGGGAAAATAATGAATATACAAGAAGCTACTAAGTTAGCGATGGAACAAAATAAATTTATTTCACGATTACACTTTATGAAGACCTTTAAGGTCAAGATTAAGCCAACAAATACGTATGAGTTGTGTGGAAATTATCCAATTTATCCGAACGAATTTAAACCGCGCAGGGCGTGGAATCCCTGCGCAGATGATTTAGTTGCTGATGATTGGATAATTGTTGATTAAGGTAACCATGATCTTGCTTCTTTTGCAAATTTGTATCCGGTTTTAAGAGAATTATTCTCTTCACAATATGCAATCCCTTGTGGAAGTAAGACAGTGTTATAGGCGACATTGTCTGCTGCATACACAGAGACTAAATCTTTATCTCGTAAACGATAGAGTGCTTTCGAAATAAAATCATCAGTCTCATTTTGGTACAACTCTTTAAATGTTTCAAAAGAGAACATATCTGTCCCATGGTTTTTATACTCAGTTACCATGTATTTTAGTAGTTTTTCTGAAAGCTTAGTTATTTTCATTAATTACACCTCCCCTCTATGGGGAATTATATCAAGAAAATTACAATAAATGAGAATTTTATGAGGGATTTAGTTGGGAAGCAAGTCAAGCACGTGTAGATGTAAAATAAGACCAAATTTGAATTTTATAAGAAATGGGGAGCGGAAAATGAAAAAGAAAATAATTGCAGGTTTAATGCCTATTATGGCAATAACGGGTTTAGCAGGTTGTAGTACAGAAGCAGATACAGTTTCACAAAATTTATCTAAATCAGCTGATTCATTTGAAGTTCAACGAAGAGTAGTGTTCTTCAATGGTATAACTGATAAATACCTTTTAAGTATTGAGGGATTATGCGCTTTAGACGCTGGTGATGGGAAGAAGATAACTGTAACTTGCAAGACTGGTGATGGTAAATATAAGAAACATTACCTTGGATTAAGTGATAATGTAAGCTACTTCATTGAACAAACAGATGCTAAGTACGAAGATGCATACCATTACAAAGTACTGTTTAGACCGGAAGAAATTATTCCAGATATTAAGTTGCAGACAAGCAATAAATAAACTACTTTTATGAGTTTGTATGATGAAGTTTTGAAGAGTAAGACGAAACAATAGTGTTATTTTAATCGGAAATGGCAGGTAATTGACCAAATCACCTGCCATGTGCCTAAACAGTCCGGAGGGGCAAAGCTCCGTTTTGAAAGAGTGTAGCTGACTCGAGGATAGTATGTGTAATGTAAAAAAGATTATGCGTAAAGGAGAATGAAAAAATGAATACAATCACTATTAAATTTGGCCAAGGTACAGAAGCTTGGAAGGATATGCAAGAAGTTGTTAAGGTTCTACATGGTAAAGGATATATCGTTCAGCCTTATGAGGATATCGGAACGGTTAAATTAACTAAGAAAATCCATGATGGGTCAGTGGATATGAAAAGACAATTTAATTGTGATATTTGCTTTTTAAATAAGGATATTGAAGAAAAGTCTATTTATCAATTTGATGAAGATGGCGACATTGTAGCATGTGTAGATTGTGAGAAAAAAGCATTTGAACAGTCAAAAAACCAAACAAAATAGTTATTTTGGAGGGAATTAATTTATATGGAAAGCCCGTTTGAAAATACAATATCAATCAGTGAAAAAGGAAAGATTAGTACCATTATTAAGGCTACTGATGACAAAAAGGTTTTATTGAATGACAAAGAAGTGGAATCCATTGAAGAAGTTAATCTGACGTTAAATTTAATCATTAAAGCTATGAACAATATGGTACGTTAAATATTTTAATAAAATTCTTATTTTGTAGAAAGGAAGAATGAAGATGGCATCGGGTTGTATTTTAGGGGAATGTCCAATATGTGAAGAATTAATTTTTGAAGATGAGATTGATTTTGATCAGTACAACAATATGGTTCATAGAAGATGCCTTAATTTACGAAATAACAATAGCAAGACGATCCATCTCTTACACCAAGAAATACAAAGACTTGAGAGAAGAATAAAAGAATTGGAAGAGCAGAATAAGAGCGGACAGATGTCGTTATTTTAATCGGAGAGGGGCGTGGATATGAAATACTTTGAGTTTAATAATCATGAATATTGGGCATTAGTAGTGGCGGAATCAGTTGAGAAGGCTTATGAGGTCTATGCGGAAGAGGTTGCTGGTGAAACAGCTGATCAAGTGAAAGAAGAAGGTGAACCGAAAGAAATGCACGTAATTGATGCAGCGTTAATGTATGAAAGAGCGATTATGAAAGAAGACAGTGAGCGACATCCTTCTGAAATAGCAAAAGATTTTACTTTCTTGAAGAATACAACGATTTTGATCACATCAGAATTAGCTTAAAAAATATAATAAAATCTTTATTTGATAGGAGGAGACAAAATGGGCTGGGAAAAAGTAATTGAGCAAAAGGAAATGACAACAATCCAAAAACTACACCTGATATGTGATGCTAGTTTAGTACAAGGGAAGTGCATAGTAGTTGAAGCGAACAGTTTCGCTTGGATGATTCGGACTATTAAAGAACTTAGTAAGGAGGAAAATAAGTGATTTATGAAGTTATAGATTACTGTTCTAAGTGCGAAGAAAAATTAGGAAACTGTGAGTGCGAATGCAGGAAGTGTGATGAGTGGTTGCACGATTGTAAATGTGAAGAAACCAAATAAAATCGTTATTTGGGAGGAAAATTGAATGGCCATAAAAACTCAATATGGTTGTCCAGAATGTAATACCTATAGTGGAGATTGTTTTGAGGTGAAAGAGGTGCATCCGCCATCACTGTTATCAACGGTACCAAATGAAACAGTCCATTGTAACAAATGTGGTTGGAAAGGGTCATGGGGGACTGCGAAAAGAGTCAGGTTAGAAAACTGAACAAAACGCTATTTTAGCAGAACTCATTAAAAGGACCTATATTGAGGGTATGGATCCTTTTAATGAAGTCACTAAAAAAAAGGGATTAACCATAGATTACCATATAGGTTTTATGTTGCAAATGGTTGGGTGTTGAGAAAGATTTTGATAAAAAATTCATTTTAAACAACGAAGCAGCTAGCCGAAAAAAGCTAACTGCTTCGCTGTACAATTTTAGAAGTTTCAATCGATACAGATATATGTTGTAACAAAAAGTTACAACTATAGTATAAGCGAATATCAAGATATTATGCAGGTAAGAAAACTAAAAAAATTTCATTTTGTAGAAAAGGGGAGCAAAGGATGAAAACTCTTAAAGAAATCGGCTTTTTACAAATAGGAATGACTTTAGTGGATTATAAAGGAAATGAAGGCACAATTACAGGAATTACGTATATAGAAGGTTTTTGTTATGGTGTAGAATTTGATAATGAAAAGGAGCGTATGCAAATGTGGGATTGGAATCGACTTAGGGATGATGTGTACGTAAAGGATGGAACTTATACAGAATAAGAGCAGCTAGCAAAAGCTAACTGCTCCATTAAAACTTTTGAAAGGTAACTGCCTTGGGGAAAGGCGAGTTGTTAGTTAGTATAAACAGGTTATTGGGTTTTATTCAAGGAGGTAGAGGATAATAAAAAAAGTGTATCCATTTAAAATCATTGTCAGAAATAAAGGTATAGCAGTTGGAGAAAAGATATTTGCACCAAATGGACGAGAAGGGATTGTTACTTTTATAGACTCGGTGAAGTTCATTAGTATGACTGAAATTGAAGTGGCAGGAAGAGCAAAGTTACAAAACTAAAAAATAATTCTTTGTAATTATTAATAAATGGGTACAATTCACACTTTAATTATTTTTGAATGTAATGTATCAAATTAATTAAAACGCCCGAGAATGGACAGTAAGGGGGTTTAAAAAGAAGGAGTGAAGAGTTGATGAAGAAAAAGAAATTAAAGAAAGCAATCGCTCGTCGTACAAAGGCTGTACAGAAAGAAGAGAAAGACAGACTAGATAAAGCTTGGAGAAATCTTTTTATACAGCCTAGTATCATGAAATAAATACAGTCCGGCTAGAAAACTAGAGGACACCGATTTTTAGAACAGCAATAAAGCTGTTTTAAGAAATGGTGTCCTCTTTATTTTTGAAAGGGGATGTGAGAAATGAAGGTATTAAAAGATCAACTACGTGAATGGAAAAAACAATCTACGCAAGTGGAAAAGAAACAGAAGAGCAAACGAAAAGAAAACTTAAGCACGCGTGATATTGAAGATTTAATGGGGATTCATGGGCCACGTTATGAGCGTAAGCGTGGGGTTATAAGACAAAAATAAAAAGGAATGATGTTACATGACGAAACAATTATCTTTCTTACCGAAAATAGATAGAGCAGCAACACAAGAGAAATTAGAGGGTATTCTGGAAAGTGTACGTCTATATAAGCAATTTGGAATGATGCGTAAGGAAATGAAAGTCACACCTTCTTATGAAAAGAGAGAGCATGGTCCTACACATGCAGTTGGCAAACCGTTAGAGGATGTAGCAATCTCTAATATTCAAAAAAGCAAACGTGAAGAATGGTTAGAAAAAATGGCATTTCGCGTTGAACAAGCATTAAGTCGATTCGGAAACAGTACAGCTGGGAAAAACCAGAGAGACATTATAGTGAAACGATATTTAGAAGACGAAGATGTGTGCGATTATATGGTGTATAACGAAATTGGCATGAGTGAACGTACGTATCGACGTGTGAAAGCTAGAGCATTTTACAAACTCGCCTTTGCTCTTAGAATAGAAGTTTATGAAACTGAAGAAATGGGAGGGAATGAATCATGAATTTTGTCCAGCCCATACGTGATCCAGAGCAAATACAACAAATCAAAGAATATTTAAAAGAAAAGAATGCACGTAACTATATTTTGTTTGTAATGGGAATCAATACAGGTTTACGCATAAGCGACATTCTAAAACTAAAGGTAGGAGATGTACAAGGAAGTCACATCTCAATGCGTGAAATGAAGACAGGGAAGCAAAAACGTATTCAAATTACATCATCTTTAAAAAGAGAGCTGAAATGGTTCAATGAAGGAAGAGAAGTCGAAGAATATTTATTAAAAAGTAGGAAAGGAAAAAATCGTCCGATTGGTCGTAGTATGGCATATAAAATATTAAAAAGTACAGCGGCAGAATTTGGATTGGATGAAATCGGAACACATACACTAAGGAAGACCTATGGATATCATATGTATATGCAGACGAAGAATATGGCTTTGTTAATGGAGATATTTAACCATTCAAGCGAAAAAGTAACATTACGCTATATAGGTGTAAACCAAGATGCAATGGATAAAGCAATGAGCAGATTTAAAATCTAATCATTGCTTTTTTCTTTTTATATTTTTACTAATTACCCATAAATTTCGTACTGTGTAATTGAGAAAAGGAAGTCTTATCAAGGCAGTGATAACAAGGGATGCAACGTTTTGGTGAATGACACACAATTAAACATATGGGTAATTCATTTGCTGGTATCATAGTATGAAATAATGAATACAAATAAATGTAGAACATAAGGGGAGGAAATCTAATTTATGTTAAATGAAGAATTATTAGAAGCCCTAATTAAATATCGAAGGTTTAACGGGAAAAACCCTGATATCTTACAAGTAAACCCAAGGTATTTTAGAAACCTTCTAGAAGAATTGAATTATCCAGAGTGGCTTATTAAAAAGAAAGAAGCAGAAACAGGAACGAAAAAAAGTTTATTAGGAGTGGCAGTTGAGCTAACAGATACAGTAGAAAAATTTGAACTGGGAAAAAAGTTGGCAGAGTCATGACCGCTTTTTGGCAGGAAATGTGCCGGTTGTTTTGGAATTATCGTGTTATATTTGTATTATGAGAAGTGGCGGAAAACACAACTCACTATGTTTTTCTTGAATTCTAAACGGTTCGTAATGACGGCACATAAAATCCGAAACCAGCAGATGGTACTGATTAAATGATACCGTCCATAAAAGGAGCATCCATTTGGATGTTCTTTTTTATTACTAAGCGAACCACATAAACATAAGTATGAGAAGAGCAAAAATAAATAACAAACAGTGTGCAAACTTCATGAAGTACTCCTTTTAGAATTAATATGTATTAAAAGTACAAATAATCTAATATAAATAGTGAAAATAGGTATACAACAATGTAATATAAGTCAGTCATTTTATGGAGCAAGGGTGGTAATCAGGATGAGTGGCTATTCTAAAATTATTTTATCCAATGGAAATGAATATATTGTGCCAATCCAGCCTAGTCTTTTGATTGAAAAGGAACTTATAGATAAGGATGGGGAAATTTACAATAAGTTTATTCTTGTTCCACAAATAGATATAGAAACAGGGAGTAAGATGCAATTTAATTTAAATCCTCAGCATATAGCAACAATTGAAGAATTTAGTATAAGAAGACAAAAGACCGTTCCTTCCGTATTTAGAGTGGAAACAAATAATGAAAGATTGAAGGGAAAGCATCCATAGCAGGTGCTTTTTTTATTTTTAAGGGGGTGAAAAAATATGTTCTTTTTCAAAAGAAAGGAACGGAAGAAGGCAGTTGCTCAAAGCAATATAAAAAGGAATGCTGAAAGTACAAATAATGATTTGTTAATCCAAACGACAACAGCAAGTGTAATAAGCTCTAGTTCAGATTATGGTGGCTATGATAGTAATCATTCAACTTCATGTTCCTCGCATTCATCGTATGATTCAGGAAGTTCATTTGATAGTTCGTCAAGTTGTGATTGATCAAGTAGCTGAGTATCTGCTTTTTATTTCGGAGGAGGATGAAGGATGGAATCTATAACAAAAATAATTGCTAATTTAGAAAGAAGCGTTAACGATTTACAAAGAGATAATGATGGTATGAAACAAGCATTACTTTATGTTTCAACGAATGTAGAAGCATTGAATAGAAAGGTCAATATGTTAGAAGAAACGTTAGCGACGAAAGTTGGTATAACTCATGTTCAGCAATTAATTAAACAATATGAGGAGGATTCACAAAATGGCTCATAACAAATTGATTATTGAAGTAACTGCTGATACAACTGAAGCATTAGAAGGGATTAAGGAAGTAACAGAAGCTGCAAATGAATGTGCGGAAGCGTTAGAGAAGTTAGAAAAGGTTATGGGTAGACTTACAAATAAAAAGGATTCTTTATTTATAGAAGTTCCAGTTGTTTTAAATGGTAAAGCAATAGCTAAAAAAGTTAGTGAGTTTACTGAAACTAGAGAAAGGTTTTAACCTGAGGTGATAAAAAATGAAACTAAATAAACAAGAGCAAGCGGTTGCAATTGGTACATTCATTTCAATACTAGGACAAGACCTTGTAAATGAACGCATCGATAAAAAAAAATTAGAAAGAGTACTTCCTATCTTTAATGAAATGCAAGATAATACAACACCAAAGCAAAAGAGAGAAGCAATGATTAGTTTGCTTGGTAAAGCGGTGGATGAATTCTTAGAAAAATAGCTATAAAAAAAGGAAAAGCAACTCGCTTGGGGGGCGAATTACTTTTCCAAATGGCAATGTTAATTCTATTATAACAATTTGTATTTATTTGTAAATATATAATTAGAATATTCTTTTAAATGAGGTGAGGATAGATGAAAGTCTACTGTTCCAACTGCAATAAAGATTATGATATGCAACCACAAGTAGCACAGCTTTCTAATCGCATTGAGAAGTGTTACTTCACATGTCCTCATTGCGAACATGAGCATGTCGCTGCATATGTGAACGATAAGATTCGTAAGCATCAAGCGGATATAGCTAAGTGTTATGAACGGATTAATAAAAAGAATCTGGCCATCGAGGATGAAATGAAACGATTGAGGAAGAGGATGGAAGGTGCCAAGTAAACCATTCAAGCCGTGCAAGTCATTAGGTTGCAATGAACTAACACGGGATAAGTATTGTGCTAAACATACCGAAAAAGAAAAAGAAACTGTAAGATATTACGATAAACATATTCGAAACAAAAGCTCACGTTCATTCTACAACTCAAGACTGTGGAAGGATATGCGTGAGCTTATTTATCGTAGAGATCATGGCTTATGTGTTCAATGTAGAAGCAAGGACATCATTAAGACAGGAGATGTAGTCGATCATATCATTCCTATTCGTGTTGATTGGTCTAAACGATTAGAACCGACTAATTTACAAACGCTTTGCCATGCTTGCCACAATAAGAAAACAAAAGAAGACGAGAAGAAAACCAGAAAATGATTCGAAAGAAAAAATTCACAAACAACCCCCCACTATGAAAAAGCAAAAGGCGACTTCCTGGAGACCGCCGCCTAGCTTTCCGTGTAAAAAGTTCGTTTTATTCCATAAAAGGGGGTTCAGCCGAAGGAGGTGGTTCGCATAGGAAGGAAAGCGAAGCCGATTCATTTGCATTTGTTAGAAGGTAATACAAATCGATTGACAAAAGATGAAATTGAGCAGCGAATAAAAGCTGAAAAACAGTTACAAGCAAAAAAGGACAAGGTAAAGCCACCAACGTGGTTAGATCCAGTTGCCAAGAAAGAATTTAGACGGATTGCTGGTGAATTACTAGAGTTAGACGTTATCACAAACATAGATGTGAATGCATTAGCAACGTATTGCGATGCTTATTCTGACTATGTTGAATGCACCAAAATTATCCGAGAAGAAGGACTTCTTGTTGAATATACCAATAAGGCAGCTGAAACCAATAAAGTTCCACATCCACTACTTACAA